TATAAAGTAATTAATATTCAATTTTATACCTTTACTTGGAAAACCCCTCATCAATGATAGGTGTTATACTTTGGAATAATGCACAATGTCATTGAAGACTGTTTTCTCTGGACTTATGTAATAGAGTTTGCCGTTTTTGCCAATATCGGTATAATAACGCATTAAGGTTTCAATAATTACACAAAAACTTATCATACGAATGTCCGTTTTATTTGTATATACATTTGTTTCTAAAAGTGTATTTAATAATTTGATGGCGTCTGCACGGGTTGTACTGTCTCCGCATCTTGCGCCAACATTGTTACGCGTCTGTCTTAAATCTTTTACTTTAAATACCATTTCTCGATTTCGGAACATATTTACAAACCCAATGAGAACATTCAATTTACTATAATCAATTTTGAATTCTTCCAATTGACGCTTGAAAATATTGTATTCTTCTGGATCGGCTTCTCTTAAGGGTCCATGTTCTCTAGGCTCCCCATCCTCATCCTCAACCCCCTCATCTTCGTCTGGAGAACTTATTACAAATAGTTTCCATCCATTGTCTTTGAACAATACAAATCCTACTACACCTCGCTCTACAATAATATTGTTTTTATCAAAATAGCGTTTGGCATAATCCAATATTTTTACATATTCTTTGTCGTCAATTGCAGTCATAGGTGTAGTATAAATATATTGTATAAGACGGATTTTATCAGAAAACATTAATAAATCGAATGCATGATCGAGAACATATTTTTCCATTTGCAATCGGGTTATTCCATACATGGTTTCCATGTCCTCTAATACATGATTGGCATGTTTATACCAACTCTTTTCTCCCGAAGGTATTGCAATATATTTGGATGAAAATACATAATCTAAATTGGTTTTGATTTGACTCAATATTTGTAGGACAGATTCATGTAGTGTTTCCTCGGAAACTTCATCCAGTTCTTGTTCATTTCCATTGGGTGACCCAACAGGATTTTCATTCTCATCAAAAACAATATCTGTATAAGGTGGATTGTCGACTTTCCCAGGTTTTCCAGGTTTCCCAGGTTTCCCGGGTTTCCCTTTCTTTTGTGCCACTGGAAGGGTTTCTTTGATTTCTTTTGGAACTTCGAAATTCAAATGTTCTCTTTTGTATTCTACAGGAACTGTTCTTTCAAAAAGAGAAGCATTCACATCATTCATTTCTAATGGTTGAAATACATAATATTTATCTTTGTTGATCAAATTGCCCAGTCTTCCATTTTTATCAATTAAATACTCATTTTTATTTTTTATTAAAAAAGATAATGCATAATAAATATCTTCTATTGGATATGTTTTGAGAACATTTATAGAATTAATAAGAACTTGTCTTTCATAAAAGGAATGTTCTCTAAAGAGGTCTTTTATTCTTTGTACAATCCGTTCATTATTTATTTTAATCAAATCAATATTGTATGATGTTTTGTTTGGTTTATTGACCAAGGCCTGATTGTAACGAGAACATTTATATTCACAATTATCCATATAATCACAAATGTCTGTGAAGGGTTGGTCGCCAATGGTAAAGGGTAGATTTGTTCTCTCACTAGAGGTTTTAATTTGAACCACATTGTCTTGTACAATTTCCAATATTGTTTCTGCAGAGAACATGGTTTGTTTTACATTCAATACGCAATCCACAGACATTTCTTTTAATAATCGGGTTACCCTTCCAATTTGCAATGCTTTTTTCTCCGCCAATCGGTATACATATAAATCCGCGGCTTCTTCATCATTTCGCTCCAATAGCGTGGAATGCAAATACAATTCCACATTGCGTTCTTTAAATGGCAATCCACAATGACTGAGATTGCGCACCCCTCGCCCAATAATTTGTTCAATACGATTCATATTATACCATGGTTCGAGTATATGAATTTGCCGAATAAATTTGAAATCCAATCCTTCCGACCCCGCTTTTGAAATAATAATGACTTTTACTCTTTCCCCATATTTATTGTCAATTGAAGTCGCATATTTTAAATCCGCTGCATTGGAGGGGGAAATCGATTTGTCGCCACTAATCATAATGTATTTTGCAGGTATAAATTCATGGTCATCGCTGAGTTCACTGCGTGGTTTTAATTGAAGCGCATCTATGGGTTTACAAGGGGGTTTCTTAAAAAGAGAATTGTGTAACGAATTCGAACAATAGCGTTCCAATCCCATTTCTTCCAATGCCAACGCAATTGGAATAACCCCTCCATCAATATATTGGGAATAAATGAGAACAATTCCTGTGGATTTCATAATAGATTCACATATTGTGTTTATTTTCGAACTATATTTGTGTAAATGTTCTCTATTAAAAATATGTTCTACCCCCTTTTTATATTCGAAATTAAATCGTAATGGTGCAGGTTTGGTGGTTTCTTCCCATTTGATTATATTATGTAATCCTTTTGTTCCCACAGAATTGCTTATTACCGAATTTTCTTTAGCAATGGATTCTTCACTAATTGAATCCGATTCTGGTGAAGGAAAATCGCTTTCTCTTAGTTTTTTTACATATTTATCCATTTCTTTATTGGGATATACAATATTCAGTGCTTCCAGGGGGGTTTGCAACAACGTATATCCAAACGATTCCATGTTCTCAAATGACGGCATTTCCCGCATATCCCCATATGTGTTATAATTGTTATAAGAACGTTTTCGTAAGTTCTCAATAATAATTTTATATACACTCATTTGGTAATCACCGGTTGTATTTACATACAATTGTAGATGTTTAATGGGTTCATCAATGGGTTTTCCATTCATTTGTAATGTGGGATATTTTAAGGATTCAAATGTTTTCTTGGGTGCAAAATATTTGGGGTAAATGCGGAACGGAAACACAAATGGATTTTCTCCGCGTATATACGAAACATATCCTGTAAGTTTACGTCGCAACAAATCTTCCCCCCCTTCTTTCATAGGGTCATCCGATTTTTTGGATACTAAATATTCTCCGTCTTTATTGAACACATCATGTACATCTATAATAGAACGTTTGTCATTCATATTCATTAAATTGGATAACCATATAATCTCTTTATAGGAATTGTACATGGGGGTCGCAGACAGCAATAATAATCGCATGTTCTCCGAATATTTTGCAACTTTCATTAAAAGTGCCGCTGTTTTTTTGTTGTTATTTTCATCCGTCAATCGAATATTATGAACTTCGTCAATAATAATAAGACGATTATTGAAGTGCTGTTTTATTTTTTTGATGGTCAATGTCGTTTTTTCTTTTTCGGTGTAATTTTCGTTTTCGTTGATTTTTATTTTGTTGGTAATATAATTGGCAAATTGGCCATACCCCATAAAAGCATAATAGGTATTAATTATTGTATTAATTTGGGATATTATTTTTTCGCGGGCTAACCCCTTCAAATTCGCAGGATTGATTTCTTTTAATAACGAATTTCCAATACATGAGTTAATATTCCATATATTTTCGGAACTTGAATTGGATGAAGAAATCTTTTGTAGTTTTCGTTCGTCAAACAATTGCAATTTGAAATTGGATTGTACATTGGGGGATGCAATAACTAATATTCGGTTTTTAATGCCAATTTGTTTCATGTATAATCTGGTTTCTTCTGCAATACCAATTGCACTGCACGTTTTTCCGGAACCCAATCCATGGTATAATAATAAACTGTTATAGGGAGTTTGAAACGATAGGAAATTTTTTACAAAGAGTTGATGAGAACTTAATTCAAAGGGAACATTACAAAGACGTTCTGCATATTCTTCTATGTTGTTTTTTATTTTTTTCACTTCGTCATAATAGGTGCCTTCGTATTTATAATCTGAAAATTCTTTAATAGATGCAATTTTTGAACTGAATTGGGGGTCATTTAATGAGGGATAAAGAAAACTAAATTCGGTGTCTGGGGTTTTCAATTCTTCATAAAATTCCTTTTTTTCTTGGTTAAACAAATAAGTGTTTTTGGCGGGATCACTAAAATGTTCTGTGGGGTTTATATATTCCATTTCACTGGGTTCTTTTGACCCTTCTGAACTTTCTTTTACAGATTCTTCTGAATCTTCTTTGAGAACTTCAGAAACTGTTTTTTGAGAATCTTCTTCAGTAACCTCTTTTACAGATTCGTTTGATTCTTCTGGCCCATTTTGTTCAGAGTCTTCTTCATTAACCTCGTTTACAGGTCCTTCTTCAGAAACAGGTTGCTCAATTACAAGTGCACTTTTTTTGTATTTTCGAGGACTTTTCAATTGGATTGGATCACATAAACCTGTGGTCTTGTTGCGGCGCGTCCCATTTTTACATCTTTTTTTATGAATATTTTGAGGAATCTCATTGGGTTCCAATACAGTTGATTTTTCTACAACAGGCAAATCTTTCATGGAATCTTCGTCTAAGGTTTCGCTCGATATGGATGTAACAAGTTCAGTTTTTGTAGAATCCATTATTCTTACTTCTAAAGGTCGTTGTGGTGTGGGGCTTTTTTCTTCTGAAATAACAATAGGGGTTGCAATAGGCATTTCTACTTTGGATGGAAGAATGGAAGTTCGTTTTGTTTTTCGTCGACGCATATTTGCGTTTTTATTAACATCTCTTAGTGGTTCACACAATCCCGTTTTTCTGTTCATGCGTGTATTGTTTGGACACCGGTTGCTGGTTTTTTGCATTATCTAATATATAAGAAGAATAACTATTATATATTAGACGCTTGAAAAATTAAAATGGGAAAGAGTTACGAATTGTATAATTTACATTTTGTAAGACAATTAAAAATATTATGAACCAACCGTATTTTTTCTAAATTGTAATGCCGTATTGTTCTCAAACAGTCTTCGTAATTTTTCCATTCGAGTTTGCTGACTTCGCTTTTCTCAAAAACGGTGGTTTTCATGGAATCCTCATAATTCATATACATCAAATAATATTTGTGTTTATACGATTTGTAATTGGAACCCGTGAAAATTTCTTCAAACGGAAATATATTTTGAATGTTTTTCAATGTTTCGGGATTATACCCTGTTTCCTCATAAAATTCGCGTAATGCACAAGCATAATCTTTTTCTTGATAATTGCGACGACCTTTGGGGAAACCCCACTCAGGTTCATTCCACAAATGGAATTTGTTGCTTTCTTCAATAAGACTATTTAAATCCACCATTTTGTTTTTTATAAACAACCCGTTTTTTAAGATGGTAAATTTCTCTTTGGATAATGTTTCTTCACTCTTGTATTTCGACAACACAAAATTATTGCCCCACAATTTGTTCCATAAAGTATCAAAATCGTGGTTCTTTAACAAATCCTTTTCTTCCGTGGTCATCTGCTTTAGCATGTTCAATATATAATTTTCATTTTGTACACTGTATTTGCCTCTTATAAAATCAATATACCCCAGTGTATCTTTTCTACAAATCATTAATAGTTCCAATTCATGGTCTGGATTGT